TAATAAAAAAATCACTAAAGATATTGAACTTATTTTGTATAACAACAAGGATTTAATTATGGCACCTAAAATTTGATAAATAAATATTATTTATTTTTATCGTGTTTTTTTAATTTTTACATTGACAATTTTTTTAATTTGAAAAACTTTTTAAAAACATTTCTTCCCCCCCCCCCTCAAAACCATTGCCTAAAATATTATGCCATAAATAAAAACATTACATGCTACAATAAAAATATTGTGATAAAATTAAAAGCAATAAGATACTAAATATTATATATAATGTAATATTTCAATTTAGTGTACGTTGTTGCTTTTTAATTTTTTATTACCGCATAATAATGCCTAAAAACGCATAATAATATATACAATTGCATAAAAACGCATAAAAACGCATATTTTTAATGGTTTGTGTTATAAATAAAAATTGAAATATCAATAACAATAATATTTATATTTTAATCATAAAAATATAAATATGAATGATAATAGACCAACTTTAAAAGAAATACTTGATCATGACGCCAAAATACTTGATCGTGAAAAAATAATAAAAGACGCATATGATGAATTCATACTAATTCACAAGATAATTCCACCAAAATATGTAGCGTATAATTATCACATACAAATTACTATCGCTACTCTCGTAATAAATAATGTTGCGATTACGAACGAAGAATATGATGATTTTATAAAAGCAATTACGTTGCGTAAAAAAAAGTCATGCTTAATGAATAACAGTGATATGTTACTAAGTGTGTGTAAATTAAAATATCCAACAGATGCACAAATAAATAAATTATGTTGTGTATTCGACGGTTGTAATAATAAAATTCACACATGTAATACACAGTGACGGTAAAGACGTAAAAAATATGTGAAAACGGTTTGCAAATAGATGATGATGTTATTCAATTGTTTATTGAAAATGATATAGATAAAAAATTGTGGTCTCGTGTTGATGTTAATATTGTATTTGATAAATGTCATTATATGTGTATAGGCACAACATTTGTTGACTACACAACGACGCCCGAATTTATATTGTATGACAAAATACGCAAACGTGAATATGACTGTAACGATGCATTAAAATATGCAGCTGAACATAACATTGAGCTCAATACATATCATTATGATTTAAATTTTAGAAAAATGGATATTATATAATAAAGATTCCAAAGATTATATAATAAAAGCAATAAAAGCAATAAATGATAAAAAATATAATATAAGTAAAAATTTAATTTATAGGATATCATGTAATATTGATAGGTATAAAATTGCTAAGATGTTTGATAAATTCATAAATTAGACACAAAAATTATGGTTGTAATATGAATATTGAAATTAATTATTTTATTTTTCGCGTGTAATATCAATGCTTAATAGTAATATAGATGTTAAAAATAATTCGATGATAAGAATTTATATATTTATTTATTTTATTGTTATCGTTTTGGTATGTGGAATATGCATAACTAAATTTATGCAAATTATGTTTAATTTAAATATAATATCAAACGATGATAGGGTAAAGTATTACCTTAAAAATATATATAATGATAAAACATATGTCGATGAAAACTTATATAATGATATTAATTATGTATGCAGTGAATCAACATTATCAAAACAAAGTAAACCATTTCATGGCAAAACGTATAAATTGACATATGATGAATTAGATGACAATTTATTAAATAAAAAAAATGCATATCTTGACGACATACCATCAATCGAGTATAAAGAATCGTTAAAAAATGTTATCAAAGATGTTATAACTGATGCACAAAAAACGAAAAATATTCTTTTTTGTCCCGGTGATAAATATGCTATAAATAAACATCGCGGCGCAATAGCAAAATCACGAAATATAAATGACATGTATAGTGTGTTATTAAAACTAAATACAAATAGACATTGGGAACCCATAAAAGAAGTTAAAACACATGATATACCATATGACCAAAAAGATGATAAATTAGTGTGGCGTGGAAGTACAACCGGTACAGATGAACATGATATGCGCACAATATTGGTACAAAAATTTTATAGCTGTAAAAATAAAAATATAGATATCGGTTATTCAAATATTGTGCAAAATAAAAATGATTTAAAAAAACATGTCAAGGGCAAAAAAACAATGAAAGAACTATTAAAATCTAAATTTATTATTTCTATTGAGGGCAATGATGTTGCTTCCGGATTAAAATGGCAAATGTCGAGCAATTCAATTGTGTTTATGAATAAACCACGTGTTACGAGTTGGTTTATGGAAGATAAGTTAGTACCAGGAGTACATTATGTGTTAATAAAAGATGATTATTCTGATTTGGAAGAAAAACATGAATGGGCAATAAATCATCCAAAAGAATGCAAAATTATTGTTAATAATGCAAACGAATATGTTTCGCAATTTATGGATGAAGATAATGAACAATTAATCACAAAAAAAATAATGAACATATATTTTAAAAATGTTATTTTTGTCGATAATTTTGAAACCATACAACTTAATAAAAATATGACATATACGGATAAAATAATGAAACAAATATTTGATCATAATGAAAAAAACAAAAGTGAACACATAATTCCAAAAGTATTGTATAAAACAGGAATTGAAAAATACAATGAACTTACGCCAACAATGTTAAAATTATTTGCATCGATAAAATATGATAATCCTGAAATTAAGATTGTTTATTTTTCAAATGATGGATGTCGTCGTTTTATATTTAAACATTTTGGAGATAATGTATTGGACGCATTTGATGCTCTTTTGCCGGGGTCATACAAGGCAGATTTATTTCGTTATTGTGTGTTGTACATTAACGGTGGTATATATGGTGACCTAACGCAAACTTATAAATATCCATTTAATAAAGTCATAGATTATACAAAAGAATTATTTTTAACAAAAGATAGAATATTTGGATATGCAGATTATGGAATACAAATAAGTTTCATTGCATGCAAACCAAAATTAAACATATTTAGGAACGCAATTAGTCAAATAATAAATAATATTAATAGTAACTATTATGGTTTAACTTCGCTCGATCCAACGGGACCACGATTATTTAAATTATGTTTTATGAAGGAGAAGCATAATATTGATTATCAAATGATACTTGAAGAGAAAGGCGATAAAATAATATTTATTAATGAAAAATCAAAATGCGTAAATAAATCACAAATATTCATCATCAATAAATTACCTGACGTTGACAAAATATTAAAAAGAAATCGTAAAATGCATTATTCATCACGTTGGAAAAATAGAGACATATATTTGAAAGAACGTTTATATATTACGAATGTTGTTAATGTTTTATAAATTAAAAATTGAAAAATAATATATTGTGCATATTATGACCAAATTGTGATATAATTAAAACGATGAATAAAGATGAACAATAAAAATTAATTGTAAAATTTAACGAGTGTGACGTTGTGTTTGCGAACGAATATTTATATAAACTTGATTATATGAGAATAGTTGATAATATGCGCGAAATATTAGGCAATAATATTAAATTATCACAAAAAGATTATGATAATTTTATAATAAAAATAGAACATAATACATCATCGTTAATGTAATGTTCATAATTGAATATTTATTGTGTGTTAATTTATGTATAAATATATTTTATTTTAATGTGGATATGTATTATAACACATGTCGTCAAGACAAAATAAATTTATTGATTTAAAAACAAATGGAAGATTATTTCCGACATGGATGTTAGCAAATTATAAAAAATATAAATTGCCAGAAATCATAAATAATGATGGTGCAGACCCGTGCAATCAAAATATTTCTGATAAAAAGGAACAAAATGTTTTGATTAAAAGAAATTTTAAAGATCATCAGTTATTTATATCAAAATATTTGGATTATAGAAGCCCCAATAAAGATATGTTACTTTATCACGGTTTGGGAACCGGAAAAACAGCAACGACTATTAATATATATAACGTTTTGTACAATTCTACACCTGGTTGGAACGTTTTTTTACTTATAAAAGCATCATTAAAAAGTGGATGGTTGAATGAGCTTCAAAATTGGTTAACAAAAGATGATTATGAACATCGTTTTAATAACATAATATTCATCCATTATGATTCACCAATAGCAGACAAAACATTTTTAGAAGAAGTTAAAAAAGCAGACAGTTCAAAAAAATCATTATATATAATTGACGAGGCGCATTTATTTATCAGCAATGTTTATTCAAATATTAATAGCGACCAGGGAAAACGCGCACAAGTTATTTATGAACATATGATACAAGACAAAAAAGATAATGAAGGTGTTCGTGTTGTGTGTTTATCGGGAACACCTATGATTAATAAACCATTTGAGTTAGCATTATTATTTAATTTATTGCGTCCTGGTTCATTTCCAAAAAATGAAAGCGATTTTAATCAATTATATTTGTCAGATTCTGGATATCAAATGTTAAATAATAAAACAAAAAATATGTTTCAGCGGAGAATTTTAGGTCTAGTGTCATATTATAAACCAATAGAGCAAGGTGTGTATGCATCATCCAATGTACAATATATTGATGTGGAGATGTCGAAGTATCAAGAAGAGATATATAGTCACTACGAATACTTTGAAAATCAAATGGCTCTTAAAAAAAAATTAAAACAAGGTGGACAGGAAACATATAAATCATATACAAGACAATCAAGTAATTTTGTTTTTCCTGCGATTAATCAAAAAGTCAACGGGGAAGAAAGACCTCGTCCATCAAAATTTAAGATATCCGAAAGGGAAGCTGAAAAAATTGTTGAGGGTAAAGAAGATCTGAAATTAGAAAAAGATTCTGGAAGGGTTATGAATGTCAAGGCATATTTAGATTCCATGGAATTATTTATTAATTCATTTGTTAAGCTTCTTAATGAAAAATCACATGATGACGAACAAAAAGGACATACTTTAGTAGATGATATAAAAATATTTCACGATCAATATAAAAATGATTATAATGAATTTCATGAAAATGAAAAAAATAAATCGTCATTATACGAACAGTTATATAAATGTTCCCCAAAAATGCTGCAGATGGTGTTCATTATATTAGTTTCACCCGGACCAGTCATTGTTTATTCAAATTACGTGTTGATGGAAGGATTTCAAATATTTAAGATATATTTGGATCAATTTGGATTTTCAGGATATTCGAATGCAAAATCGGGAACTAATTATTTTAAATATACAGAATATCATGGAGGAATTAATCCTAAAGAACGCGTTATTAATTTAAAGTCGTTCAATCAAATAGAAAATAAACATGGAAAATTAATTAAGATTATTATGATTTCGCAAGCAGGAACCGAAGGTATTAATGTTTTTAATATTCGTCAAATTCACATCATGGAACCATATTGGCACGAGGTACGTATTACTCAATTAATTGGTAGAGGTATTCGCCGATGTTCTCACAAAGCATTGCCACTTGATGAACGTCATGTTGATGTATATAGATATAGGTCAATAAGAAAAAAAATGGGCAAAAAAATAACGACAGACCAGTTAATTGATGATTTGGCTGGGAGTAAAGATAGATTAGGACAATCGTATTTGGATGCGGTAAAAGAAGCTGCTATTGATTGCGTATTATTTAAAGAACATAACATGACGGTGCAAGAATATAAATGTTTTCAATTTGATGAGCCTTCGTTATTTGATAGACAAATAGGACCTGCATATAAAGAAGATATACAAGATGATGCGATGATAAATAATGGTTTAAACAGTGACGATTCTACAGTTGTCCGCATAAAAGCTATGAAAATAACCGGAGTAAGATTATTGTCAAAACCTACGGACGACGAACCAAAATATTCTAAACCACAAAATTATTGGTATAATTCAGACTCGTTTGTTATTTATGATTATGATTTACAATATCCCATAGGAAAAGTAGCAACAGATGAAGATAATATTCCGGAAAAAACAGATGATGATTTTTATATAATTGACCAAATGATTCCGATGCCTTTAATTGTCGACGAATAAATAAATTAGTCAGAATAATATTCTTCATCTGAATCATCATCATGTTCTTTAATTACGCCATATTTTATCAATGCATTTTTTGCTGCTTCTTGTTCACCTTTTTTTTTTGATGCGCCGATACCTATGCCAGCAATATTACTGTCGTTACCATTAACAAACATTTTGAACATTTTTTTTTCTGATCCGATTTGTTCTAACATGCCATATTCAGGGTCACACCATTTATGCACGTGATGATATTGCAACAAAGTGTCTTTATGATTTGTTTCATTGTATAAAAGTTGTGAAATGTCCATTTCATTTTCTATTAAATTCACTAAAAATATTTTACAAATATCATAATTTGCTTCGATATATAATGCTCCAACAAATGCTTCCATTATATCTTCGAGGATATGTATGTTTTCATGCCTGCTGTTTTGTAATTCATAAAAACGTGCAATTATGGCATATTTATTTATTCCAATTTTTCCTGCAAGTGTGGCTAATACTTCACCGTTTTCCATTTTTGTTCTTAATCTTGTGATAAATCCTTCGTTTTCAATTTGAAATCTTGTAAATAAATAATCAGTCAGAATTAATCTAATTACAGAATCTCCTAACAATTCGAGGCGTTCGTATGATTCATTTTGTAACTTAAATGATTTTGATATTAACGACGGTGCAATTTTAGTAACATCTTTATTGAGTGTTATTATATGCCGTTCATTTTTTGAAACAATATTATTATTTGCAGCCGGATTTTTGTCTTTTGTTAAAATTAATCTTAATGTTTTATTATTTTTAACATCTTTTTCTAAATATGATGTATGAACCATAGAAAGTTGAAAATTATGAATATCTTTAATTTCATAACTGACACCGTATTTTTTTAATATATTTTCGACAACTTTTTTACTTATTTTTTTATTGTGTTCATTTATTATGAAATGACTAAGTTCTTCATTTGACATGGCATTGTATAATTCTTCACGTATTGATAATTCTGTTGACATAATTTGTCGATTGATATTGTATGTTATTCAAAATTTAGTTTAATAACTTTATGTTGATTATTAACATTGTTTATTTTATGAATATTATTATTTCAATTTTTTAATTGATATATTTAATAAAAAAATAAATAACAAACTAACAGTTTTTATCACAATACATTTAATTTATTAATCGTTTGTTTTTTGTTTTAGGTTTTACTTTAATTTTTACATCCTGATGTATATTTATTGTATCATCCATTGTTACATTATGTGCTTTTTTTAATTTCGTCAGATGTTTCTTTAATTGCATCATCAGAAGTTTCTTTAATTGCATCATCAGAAGTTTCTTTAATTGCATCATTTATTTTTTGTTGTTTTAAGATAATTTTATTTCCTGAACTATTAGCAAAATAATATGAATCATCAGCGGGGTCCTTATGGTTATCCTTTGGTTCATATATAAAAGTTAATTTTTTTCCTGTTTTTTTTCGATTTTCAATTAGATGTTTCCTCTCAAGCTCTGGAGAGAGAGTTACTCCTATGCAATTTAAACTAAATTCTTTGAATAATGATTCAGAAAATACATTTTTATTTTGATTTAATTCAAAATATTTTTTTCTTATATCCACGAAATATTCAACGACGTGGTAATATGTTGACATTAAATGTTTATCACCTGATGTTCTATTTGTCATTAATTCAACCAGCAACGATTTTAACACTAGCGAATATGTTCCAATTTTAATAGTTTTACCGTGTGATAAACTATACGGTGTATCAACTTCATGGTACGGAATACATTTATTGTTGCTAGAATATATTTTCAGAACAGTTGTGTCCAGATATTTTATGTGCATTGAATTTCCTGTAAATTGAAAATATGGTCGATGTTCCTCATATGACAAATCATTTTTAAGAAAAGATTTAGATATTATGTCAATAAAAATTGCAATATCGTTAGCATAATCTGTCGAAATAATTTGGTGACAAAATATGTCGTCAAATGTTTTACTTGACGTTTCTATTTCGTTTAAAAAATATTGCATAGATGATGGACCAACCGATACGCATGATTTATTTGATACTAAAAAAGACATAATCATCACGTCAATATCATATCTAATTTTATAACTAAAAGATTTATTGTATTGATTTTTAATATATTTTTCATCTATTTTTATGTTAGGATTTTTTTTTATTATGTCATTTAGAGGGTAACAATCAGTAAGAAGTGCAAAACGATCGAACGATTTTTTTATTCTCCAATAACTCGTGATTGGGTCGGATAATATTCTTAAATAATCGATGGACATAAATAATGGAGATACAATGTGATAATCGTCAATAATATTGAACGGAATAGTTTTATTAATATTCACGGGGACATATGTTATGTCGCAAAATAATTTCATGTTTACTGTTATAGAATATGTTTCTTTGTGCATTGCTTCTTTACCCATAACATAACTAAATCCTGCGTCATCGAGAAGATTACATAATTTAATTAAATCTTTTATGGGTTCATGTGAATAAAAATCAATATCAGGAGTCTTCAGTATAACTTTATTATCGTACAACATTTTTCCTTTATTTTTGACGAGTAAATCTAATGCATACCCGCCATATATTTTTCGTCTGTTTAATTTAATATAATCATGAATTATTTTATTTATGTTAACTATATCGTCTTCAGTTGGACCAAACATATTTGCACGCTTAATTGATATTTCATTTATTATATCATCAAATCGTTCTTCGAGTAAATTAATGTCGTTATTTGTAAACATTAGTTGGCTAGCTAATTAGTTAATTATAATTGAACGTTGTTTATGTATTATAATTAAATATCAATTTTTTATAATAAAAATTGATATAATTAACTCATTTGATTACTTTATAATGCATCGTATGAATATAATTACCTTGATACATTTGAGAAAACATGACAATTCATGACATTAATATTGATGACAAATGGTTTAGACAAATCATATTGCGTAAAAAAATATACGAAGGAAGAATATATGATAAAAAAAGACAATCGTATGATGTCGATGATATATTGTTAATAAATAAAACATATGAAGCTAAAATTAAAAATATACACACGTTTGAATTTTTTAGTGAAGATCTGTATGAACTTGGTGTTGATAATATATTGCCAGGAATTAATTCTGTTGATGATGGTGTATGTGTATATTATTCAATTGATGGATATGAAAAAAAGAAAAAGAATATGGTGTTTGTTTTATTGAATTTTATGCGGCATAGCAAATATGATTATGCTATATTGTCAATAAAAATTGATTTTATTTTACAAAGTATATAAACTATGAACGTTTAAATAAAAATAAACATAACACATGATAAAACATGATAATTATAAAATACATCAAGAAATAAAAAATATAATCAAGGAAATAAATGAAACTATGGCTAAAAATAAAATTAATCATAATTTTATTACCGAATCAAAAAAATATATACCAGAAGAATTAATATTGGCAGGCAATGATAAAATTGATCATTGCACAAATATATTAAAATTAAATAATTTAATATTTGATTTTGATGCATCGACCGAAATAGAAAATGGAATATTTGAATTTGCATTGATTCATGTTGCATTCAATAATTTTCACCATAAATTATTATTAAGTATATACAATGACAAATTTAATGAAATAATATTAAATCTCGATGAGAATTCACGCCTAAATAACAAAACTTTAAAACGTTCATTAAAAAATAAATTATTTAAGCCACAACTTATTGCATTTTTATCGCCACAACAGTTACATCCAAAAAAATGGGATACAAGTGAACACAATAATAAAGCATAAACATATTAAATAATTATTTTATTTTACATTTTATAAATTAAATTAATGCATCGGATAACCATGATTTATATGGCGTGATGTTTCCTTGTTCATCGATGAATTTAAATTTTAATAAGTCGATACCATTATCTCGTGATAAATTTGGACATTTATTGTCGAACCATTTTTGAACGTCATCTAAGTTTTCAATATATTTACTACCGGATTTTTGAAAGCAATCATCTGGAATTCCATATTTAATTTTTGCTATTTTATAAATTTCATCGTTTAAAGATTTTGGTCCAAATAATTTGTCAATATTTTCTTTAATTTTGATATCAGTTTTATAGTAACCATTGTTGACATCAATGTTGCTGCAATAATATGCCATATGATAACGTTCATTTTCATTTAAAATTGTTCCGAATCCTCTCGATTGATATTTCATCAATATTTCTATTGGATCACGAACTCCTGCAAAATATTTATATTCAATATTTATGCCCGTCATCATTGCTGTGACACAAGATGATGTCAATGATACGTTAGTACCATCGTAAAATGATCTTACGCATGGAAGATGAAATTGTGCCACGGCAGAAATATAATTATTTCCACTAACTCTAAAAACTTCAATAGTATGCAACATTTCATGTGCTTTTAATTTAAATTTCATATTTTCGCATATTTTAAGTACCATAATATTTTTACCAGACGATACTTTTTTATAATCATCAACGATATCGTTGTAATACAACGCGTAGTCATCTTCCCCATAATGATGCTTTTCTTTATCTATTTCATAATCAACAACTTTAATATTCATGTCATCCATGTCAGACATTTTAAAATATGCATTATATAAATCATTTTTATTGCGTTTATCACGTAGTTTACGTTTTGCATCCATTTTATATTTTATATATACTTCGTAAAAGAAATCTTTAACTTCTAAATCATTGACTCGTTTAATAACATCGGATGCTTCTAATTCAGGTTCGTTGAGTGAACTTCTAATTTCGTCAATTAGTTCTTCAATATATTTCACATGAATAATCACAGCCATTGACTTTAATGGTTCAACAACAAGTGAATTTATAGTGGTTCCATTGATTTTTTCGATATTTATCTTAATGATATCTGTTAACGCGGATACTTTATCCATGAAACTAAACACCGAATTATCAATGCACATCAAATCAATATCAGCACCCTTATAAAAATTATTGAAATATGCATTGTATTTTTCGGTTTCTGTCATGTTAATTGTCGCTACCACATCAATTAATGGTGAACGTTTAGGAACGCATGCGCACATTGTACTACCGGAAACCGCAAAATTATCCCAATTAATGCCATCAAAAATATTATGTTCTAAATTTCCTGACGTAAAAATATTGAATTTTCTCTTAAATTCTTCCAGAGTACTTATGCCGTAACAATCATAATTATCAATCATTTTTAGGCTAAGACAATTGCGCGTACCATTTAATGACGCTTGTGAAATGGGTAACGTTATGTAAGGATTTAGATGCAAATTTTCTGCACACACAGGAAAATATGGTAATTTACTTGCCGTATCTATATCAAAAATAAATCGACTATTGTTGTTTATTCTTTTTTTTAAAATACATTCATCCATGTACATACTTAGCCATGCATAACCAAAGGCATATCTGTAAAACGATAAATATTTATCAATTATTGGTTTCATTTTATCAAGAATAATATTATTATTAATAACCAAGTGACATAAATTTTTACTTGTCACAAATGTGTTGAACATCATAAATAATTCTTTTTCATTTGTCAAAAACTGAAAAATTTTATTTACGTCATCTTTAGAAACATTAAGTTGTTCATCTGTTACTGCATAATAAGTTCTGTCAGGTGATTGTTTTAATGTTTCAGCAACGTCAATATATTTTTCAGATTTATGTATATTTTGCAATCCATAATTTTGTTTTTCATTTGTTTTAATATGTCCTGCCAATTTATTCAATATATTAATAATTTCTGGATTTTGTGTTATGTTTTTTTTTCCGACAGATGAAGATACAATATGTTGACTTTCATATTCATGATATTTAAATTTTCTGTTCGAAAATGTATGCGTCATGTTAATGTTACAATTTTTTTTATTTTTCCAAAAATATGTTTCTTTCAAATTATTTGTTTGTTGTTTTAATTGTTTTGTTGCGACATATTTATTATCACTTGCATAAATATTCATGAACGTTAATGTATTTTCAATGTCTGATATATTTACTGATGCATTATATTGTAATAAATATTTTTTAGCAATTGATTCTTTTAATTCATACAAAGGCACAATAATTTCAGTTGAATCAAATTGTTGGTCGTTAAATTTTGTTAAAAAAATATCATCAACAATAACAGCAGAATTATAATGTTTTTTATTGTAAAGAATTGAATTATTGACTTTAATTAAAGTGAAATATTTGCTAAATTTATTCACAATTTCATTAGTTAAAATATGTGAAAATATTTGTTCTGCATCAGATTCATTTGTATACGTTTCTTTCATCACTAACGCATATACATTTTTATATGTACAATATAAATCCTTTTTTTGTATTTTGTCAAGCGGTACGTTATTTAATTCGATATGCAACGGATTGATAAATTCATTTGGTCCAAGATGAATTATCGTTCCAAATAATTCATATGTTGGATTGACGTTGTATGATAGGTCATCATTGAGCACACCAAAATCAAGATCATCCTCCACATTATGTTGTGCAACATTAAGATTATCATTTATCGATTCAATGCATGCACTCATTGTTATATATGTGATTAACTTTTTATTACTATGTTTTGTATTATAAATTAAAACGAATGCTATGATATTTATTTTTTTTCAATTTTTATGTTAATTTGATGTTTAAAATTGTTAATTTACACATCTTTTTTAGACAATTCTTTCTTGTCGATAAGAAAAAAATCATTTGCGTCATATGATTTCGTCATATTTTGTTTCTTTTTTTGTAACTACCGAAACATTATCAACACATTCATTTTCATAATCAGATTCTTCATTTTCTGATTCTGATTCTAGAAGTTGATACGTATATTTATCATCTTCTTCAATCACATGTTTATCCCTAATTAATTTATTAATTAAAAATTTTATATGTTCAATTGTATACGACCCGACTAATTTTAACGTTGCATTGTCATTTTCTGATATTTTAATTGCGACTTCATCAATTGTCATATATGGAACGTCTATCATTGCTTGCACAATCAACATATTTAATTTAACGTCATTTCTATTTGGCGCAATGGTTGGCATTAACGGGTTAGATAATTTTTTATATACATTTACGATTGACACTTTATCCGACAAATATGAAAATGATTTATTTATGTTGTATGGAATATTCGGATTATTTAATTCACCATTTTCACGCGTGACTAATTTTGTCATGGTTAAACTGTTCATGACATTGCCAAGCATTGATAACGACGTTATTTTTAATTTTTGTGATAATTGTGTTGCTGACATTTTTCTATTTTTATTTAGTTCATAAATAACGCACATTTGTATAAATGTCATGTTTATTTGATAAGTTTTTGAACCAAATGTCATGTCTAAAATACATGTACTTTCATCTGACGGATTTGATAATGTTCTGTTTGGATATTTCATTTTATAACATGCATTAAAAATATCAATATATGCTGAAAATTCAACGGGAACTTCACAATGCACATCATGTTTAACGTTCCATGCATATGAATTTAACACATTTATTGTACATATTTTTGAATCGTATTGTGTTTTATCATATGATGCATATTTTTCCGAATTAATATTAATATTTACTTCATTAAACATTTTTTTAAAATGCAGTGACTCATCTACATCAACAATACGCATTCTCATTTTGGTAAACAATTCTGGATCTGTTTTGTATGATATGTGTTTAAGGAGTTCAATTTCAATGTTGCATATTGTCGTTCCAGACTGTAATCTTTGTGATAACATGTCACTGTATCCCACAATAAATTTCAACTTATCTACAATTTTTTTACTCATTTTTATTATTGAAATAATTGGCGTAATAATAATTTTAATGTCATCTGATGGTTTTTTATTTTGTTTTTCACATAATTCTATAATTTTTGTATGTATGTCATTTAAAAAACGCTCACATAGTTTATTTTCTGAATCTATGTTAGAAAAATTGATATGTTTGTTTAACTCTGCATTAAATAATAATTCTTTATTTGACGCACAAAAAGATAATTTCGTGTAAAAATCAATAATTTTATGAACGTCCACAAATTTATTTATGATGTCGTCCAAATTGTTTTTATCATTACTTTCATTCGTTAATGATTCAATTAATAGTTCCCATAAGCATATACTTTTATTTTCATGTTGGTATTGTTTGTTAACGACATTTCTGTAAAAAATATAACTTCTGACAAGATTTATGTGAGAAAACTTTTTATTATTATCTACCTTAACACTTTTATCAAAATTATAAAATAGTTTCTGTAAAAGTTGTGTGTTTGTTGTAAATTGTTTGTATAGCGCCAAAAAATAATTTAAGTTAAATGTTTTTTCTATAACATTTTTATTTATTTCTGCATATAATTCATCGGTGTGTCGCTGAAGTACATCTATTAGCACATTATTTATTATATGCGGATTATCGTTCAACAATTTCATTTCACAAAATTTTATTAAATTATAATTGACATTTGTATCTCCTCGTAGAATATTAATGCATGATTCATCAAATGTTTTTTGCAACGTAGAACTCATAATCATGCCATCAATTTTTGAATTATCATAAATTTCGAATGTTATTTTTCTTTTTCCAAAATGTATAAAAATTTCGGGTGTCATTGCAAGTAGTGCCATCGTTATAAATAGTTATATATTGGTTATATAGTTGATTTAACTGATAGAGTACAATATAATGTATATTTATTTATTTATTTTCAATTTTTTATGCACCACTATAAAATTGAATATAAAAATGACATAATAACTGAGTCATTATATAACAATAAATTAAATATACAATGGAAAATCAAAATATTGTGTTATTATTTTCATCAAGTGTCGATGAATTTTTAAATATATATTTTAACGAAAAATCAATAAATGTTATAAATCTTATAAAAAAAATAGGCAACGTTAAACATAAAACATATGAAAAAATAATATGTGAACATAACAATAATAAAATTTATATCAACCCATTTAGCGGTGATATACATGAAGTTATTCAAGAAAACCAATATAATCACGATATTAATCACGACCATAAATATATTAAATACGAATTAATAGAAAAATCCATTGACATTGAATGTATACCCATACTAAATGAATATCATAACCAGGAAACATATATTGTGACCGAATACATGGTGGAACGTGATATAACTATTATCTTTTTTAAGCAAAAAGATAATGGTTTAGTTAAAATTTATGGAAAAACGCGCGGACCCGTAAATAAATTAATTAATTTGATGTGTCACTAAACAATTATTATACAGTAATAAATTTTATGACAGCGTATAAAACTGCCAATATGACACCATATATTATAACACCAATTGTAGTGACGCTACCTGTTTCCTCTGATGGATTTATTTGAGGTACATAAGTCGAAATTGCATTTTTTACTGCTTCTTGAGATAAAAATACATATAATATTATTATTATTACGGGTTCCTTTATATAACCATAATATGTTTTCATTGAATCATATTCGATATTATTTTTCGTGGATTTTTTTCGCTTTTTTTTATAAGAATTTTCTGACGAACCTGAAAAATCACTGTCTCTACTTTTATCATCTGACGGAGAAAATTCATCAAGAGAATTATTTATATCCGTCACTAAATGTTCAATTGAAAAATTATTTTTATTTGAATTAATTTTACCGTTATCATCACTATGTTTATTTTCATTGATGTCATTTTGTTTCGCTTTCATGCGCAAATCAGCAATCGATGTACCCGAAAAATTTTGTTGTCCGTCCATATTTATTATATTTTATAAAAAAAATATATGTTATGAACTTATTTTATGATTCCATTATTTGTTCTTTTATTTTATGATTCCGTTATTTGTTCTTTTATTTTATGATTCCGTTATTTGTTCTTTTATTATTGATTCTGCCGACGCTAATTCTGCCGATGCTAATTCTGCCGATGCTAATTCTGTTAATTCTTGTTCTGGTCCAGATGTTTGTTGTATGTGTATTTGTGATTTTATCATTTCGTGAACTGTTTGTTCATTATGTGCATTTATATCCATGACGGATAACATATTATTTAACTTATGGCTAATTTTAGATGCGTTTGCGCGATTTGATAATAATCTTCCAAAATTATTTGAAAGTTTTTCACCGTCAACCACATACGAATTTTCATGTTCATTATTTTTATCATTTTTGCTCCTTGATTGAGATTTATCACATAAAACTCTCAATATTTTGGTTATCATGTCGGATTCCTTATCGATGTCTACAAATATACCTTTATCGTTTGTCATGGATATTATGCATCGACTTTTGACATAATTTTTAGAAAAAATTGCAGAACATAATTCATTTATATTATCATCTGACGGTTCAATTTCAACAAAAACAGTGACGTTCATTCCAAGCAAAGGAAAATTAAAAAATTTATAATTATTTCTTTCGGTATCCGTCAAGACTTCAACAGGGTCAATAACATACTCATAATGCACAATTTCATTAGGTGGATTTAGCATGACGGCACGCTTTACGATTTTTTTATGTAATGCATTTGTAATGTCATGAAGTGTAATGTTATTTAAAGTACATTTACCGCGCGCATCCACTAATGATTTTATACAAACAACATTTCCTTTAATGCTGTCTGACACATTAATAATTCCACATATTCCATCTTTTGCAAATTGTGCCACATTATTAATATCATCAACTGGATTATCATATCCATAACACATATCAATTATAATTTTATCATTTTCATATATTTTTGATGTATCTCCAGTTATATTTTTATTCTTATCCATACCAGTCTGAACTACAACTTCATCCATTATTTTTGATTCTGGCACGGACTTAAATTCTACGATGTCAAGAAGGTAATCATATAAATCATCATATGTGTTTTTTTGCGGTATGCAGTCACTCACGGAATAATCATTGGACTCAATTATTCCAATTAGTACTAATTTTTCTTTAATTTCTGACATCTAGCGTTAATATTAGTTGTCAACATTCATTTAAATCATTTTTTAACGCGTTCCAAAATTATTCCATGTATATTTGACAATTTATCACTAATATCTGACACGTATATATTTTCTAATATTTCAACAGTTGATGTATTTTTATATTTATACGGCTGTAAATCTTCATTCTTAAAACCGTTTAGCGATACTTTATATAAATATATATGTTGTTGTAATTTATTTAACGAATTTGGTTTTAATTCTTGAATGATAATATCGTTACCGTTTGTTTTTATATTTATTAATTCTTTGCTCATTTTTGTACCGTCATTTAAAACACTGCATAATAACGCCATCCATATTTGTTTATATGCAACGATTGTATTTTGAGTATCAGTAAATATGCTAGCCATATCACTATTTATATTATTTATAAACCGTGTGTTGTATTTTATTGATGATGTAAAATATAAATAATTATAATCGTAATTATGATTTTCTGTGTGGCTGTCATTATTGGCACCATCGTCATTTTTATTAGAATTATTATTTATATGGCTATTATTGCTATGTTCCTCGTATAATATTATTTGTTTAATATTTTTAATAATGTCATCCATTTCACAAAGTTTATATTTTAATCGTATGTGTATATTTTTTAATATATCGCGTTGTGATGATAAAAAATCATGTTGAATAAATTTTAATGGAAATGTGCCGTTAATAATATCATGTGAATGAGATGATATGTTGTGCATCACTATTTGTTTTACATATTCTGCGTTGGGTGTATTTAAAAACATAATATGTTGTGTATTTATATGTATATGTACGTAACGACTCCGCGCATACACATTATTGCCAATACAAATAACTTTTTTATTGTTTTTTTTTGATTCTGATAAATTATGCATCAAAATATCATCAAATTCTTTTTCCCAATATTTCACCATAAGTTGATGTTGTTTTTTTTTTTTATAATTTTTAAATTGTGCGCTTTTATATATAATTTTAGTTATCATGTCAAAATCAATAACCTCAATAACGTCATGATATTTTGTAATGTTTAAAATTAATTCTTGTTTTGTTAAATTATTTAATCCTGCGATGTGGCATAAAATATTATTATTCATTTCTTTTTGATATTGATCAATAAATTTTTTTTGTGATAATATTTATTATTTTATAACGTAATCATATAAATGTCTTGCGAAAATAACAATTTGATGTTTACAATTCTGATGATTATTGGTATGTGTATATTGGTTCAATTTTATAACAACAATAAATACATTGCAAAACAAAATAATATTAATAAATTAAAATATATCAACGCTCCCAAAAAAATGCGCGCTGTGCAACATAACGTTCCACGTAATGCACAATATAATGAACCGCACAATGTTCCAGATAATGCACAATATAATGAACCGCACAATGTTCCACATAATGCACAATATAATGTTCCACATAATGCACAATATAATGTTCCACATAATGCACAATATAATGTTCCACATAATATACATTTTCCTTACAATAATATAAATGAACATCATCACGTATCGCATAATATAGATCCGTTTGAAAATTCGATGAAAGAATTTGATTTTAGAAATGTACGTGACGTGTTTGTGCCACCCATTAAGCGACCATCTGAATCAGTTGTTATGCCCGTAATAACAAATCCGCAATATAATATATATACACGTGGATATCCTGGAAAATATTCATGGATGGGAATATTAATTAATGTGACCGAACCAAGCGATAATGCATCATTTAGTCAAGATAATAAAATAATTAAATTATTTGGGAAGCAACAATATCCTGGTTCGACTCAATACAAATATTATGTCACGATAAATACTGGCAATGATCAAACAAAAATAAATTTGGACAAAGAAATATACAAAAGAGAATTATATGATGATGATATTGTAGTAATTAATGAATTAGGCATGTCATTTAAAGTCAAAATGAATGATTCCAATTGGCTTGAATATTCACCATATGTCGTATAAAAATAAGTCGATAAAAAAATAAATATATAACTTATATAACATTAATATATGCACTCATTTGACACTATATATGTAATAACATGTGGAATACCAATAATAAATAAAGAAGGTTTTGTATCAGGTGATTCAGAATTAAATGATTTAGAAGAAAGTTTAACGTCAAATAATTTAGAAGAAGTTTATGAAATGGTTAATGTATTAATAAAAAATAAATATTTAAAAATAAAAAATAAAAAAATTTACATAACGGAGTATGTTATATTTAATGGAAAATATATAAGACAAGATAATTCACACATCGAGTGCATTTTAATTGACCAAAAATATTAATAAAAAATAAATTAATAAAAATAATTTATGCGATGATAATAATGAATAAATATAATGAAATTTTGCCAGCAAATTATTCTACGGAGAATAGTGATAATTATGGACATGACGCATACATAAACGATAATACTGGTACGGTTAACCACGATGGTAATATTATTCAACAAGGCGGAGATAATTCTTCTGTTTCTGTTCCAAATGGTGGTTTTCCGCCAATATATATATGTAATTCGCAAAAACAAAAAAAAGAAATAACATCCGTTAGGGCATATGGTGAAAATACAAATAAAACAGCTGTATCTATAAGCGATATAATGAAAAATAGAAGAAATAAAACATAATGTTTTTTATCGCAATTAGTTATAATAATGTCAAAGTTAGCATCAATCATAGTAAATGCATTAGAATATTATGATATAAACAATGAAAAATATAAATCGCTAAAAGAAAAAGCAAAATTTGTTAAAATTGAAAAAAGTGGAAATGATATTGAATATAACATTATGATTTTTTTTGATAAAAATAAAAAAATTATATTTAGATCAAGATATGAGGTCATTGGTATGATAGGAAATGAGTCTAAAATATGGACATGGGGATGGGCAATACCTTACTTACAAAAAAATTCTATTAAGACGTCAAAAGAAATTTTTCTGTATGGAATAAATTTAAATCCGGCAGATGACATAACTTTAAAAACAGAGCTTATAACTTCAAGATTTCGTGTCGCAAATGATGTTCAGCTTGATATTCATTTAAGTTTATCGTCATATTTATCAAAAAAACCATTAATATTTGGGTATTCAGTCGACGAAGAAAAATGGTCAAGTGATAACGTTTATATTAATATTTCAGGTGGACCCATTATATCATATTTATTTTTGTTAGATTATGAAAATTTTAATATTTGATAAAAAACAACAAATATTTATTTTTTATCAGTCAAACATAATAATCATATCATCGTTATTAAAATCATCATTGATATTGTAATGTTTAAATTTATTTTTTTTTTTCTTCACAACAACATTTTTATCATCTATCTCAAAATTATGATATTTAAATTTTTTCATGTGGTTAACGTTACAACATTTTCCTTTGTTAGGGCAATTAAATTTTAAATAATCAGTATTATCAAGATTATCTACAAAATTAATGTATAATAATCGATGAAGTGCAACTTTTTTTCTTCTAAAATAAAAATTTATATACGTGCCCTTATTTGTATTTTTTTCATTTGTAATATATCCTGTCCATAGACAACATTTATTATCATTAAATATACTGTTATTTATATATTTTGAAATACGCTTAAGGTCATTAAATTGTAATTTTTTAGTGCCATTAACGAGCTTATTTTGTTTTTCCAACAATTCACTCAAATAAACATTAAAATTATTATTGTTCATTTATAATTTTAACATTGAAAAAATGATTTTTTATGAATGTAAAATTTACTATATATAAAATAATTTTTACTGACTAACCGATGATATTAACCATCTAATATTTTATACATTATGTATAAATAGTTTTACTTTTTACTGTAATTTTTAAAATATATAACCTCAATATCGTCAGGAATTGTTTGATTTGTAAAAAATATAAAACGCAAATTAATTGCATTAAATTTATTATTTTTATTTAACATTTCGTCAATTTTTACTTGGTTCATGTTATCTTTATTATCAATTATTTCGTCATCAAATATATATATAACATCATTATTTTCATTATACACAATAATTGGAACATGTTGAGACTGATTTAATATGAACAATTCAATTATACAATTAGTGTGCATTTCCGAGTTTGTCACTAATTTATGTATTAATTGTTCAGCTATATTTTTAGATGTTACTTTGATTGTTGTATAGTTTATTAATTTTTCGCGAATCGTATCAACATTTCTTAGATCGACAAGCCAATCAGTGACAATACTTTTAAAATAATTTGATAAATCTGTTTGGAGTTCAGAATAATATCCTAAATTTCTATTACCAATATTATAATAATTATTTTTTAACCAATAAAAACCATTAACATATGCTCGAAATATCGTCATATTTCGTGGTATAATTACTTGAGTGTACATATCACGCATTTTTTTTAATTGATTTGATATATTTATTTCATATGTTTCATCTTCTGCATTTTTTTGACCACGACGTTTTCCTATTTGTGGTATGTTATCTTTGCCAAATACATCATGTAATACTTTTTTAATATTACTTCCATTACTTTGAATTATTTTTTGATGTTGCCTTTCAGTGTAGCGATTATAATCAACAATATCTGATACATAATATTCACCAATTTTTAATATTTCCATAGCTTTTATTTCCTTCGACGATAATTCAATGCTTATTCTATTTACATATTCAATAGCCATATCACCTGTCATTTGCATTAAACACCCCGAGTGTGTCCAATGACAATGTAAATTTTCGTGACATATTTGTTTTTCGTGTAAGTCACTGCACACATCACGATCATTATTTACTCTATATTTAGTTGTATTTGGTAATTGTTTGACGATATGCACAAATTTATTAGGTTTTCCACCAACCAAAACTTCATTAGAATCATTTGTAACGTCAACAACATTTTGAATATGCCCCATATAAATATCGTATAATTTAATGTCAACAATTTTATAAACAACTGCACTTATTTTTTGTAATATTTCATTATAATTATATTTTTTATTTGTCAATATTTTTTCAATCTTATGTTTTGTTTTTGCATTATCATCCATATCAAGATATTTACTAAAATTTAATCTGAATAGCTCATAACTTTCTGTGTTAAATTTATTATGACCAATTGATGTTATTCGTTCGTCAGTTGCGCTATTTTTACCTTTATTTATTTCCCTATCTATCTTATCATAAAGTGGTTTATTTTCATATATCAAGTTAAGTTCTTTTAATTTACTTTTTTGTATAGTTATTTCTACAATAGGTATAATATCGTGCGTTTTAGTCATTATCGCGATGGCATTAACATCGTTGTCATTTATTTTATCATAATAAACTCCTATGGGTTTTATAGGAATCATTTTATTGGTTGCACTGTAAATATGTTTTAGGTTATTTAGCGTCGTGTCAAAATCTAAAACATATTTATCAATTGTTTTAATTATTTGTAAGTTATGTATTGAACCAGATGGGCGAACTGGAATTATTGTATTATTAGATGTGATTAAAAATTTACATTTGTTCCTGACGTCAATAATTTGATATCTCGGTTTTATTGTTTTATCACGTGTGTTACCATGCAATATATTATATGTTTCTTTTGCCATGAGTGAAGATGAATGATGCATAATATCGTCTAAAAATGGTTTATGACAATTTCTCGAAAAAAAATCTGAAACGTGGTGAACTATATTTTTTTTATTATTCTCATATTTAAATGTACGCACAAGATCCATATTTTTTGTTGCCTCGTCATTTTTTAAAACCATGACAATAGGATAATAATTTTTATTTTCTCTCAAAAGAAAAATTGTTTTCCGTTCTTCATGTGTTATATCATGAATATTTTCAATATCTTGACAATTAACATAAAAATCCTCTTCCACTTTTTCTTTTTCTAATGCTTTTTTTATAATATGTGTGCTTTTTGAAAATATTATAATATTAAGTCCATATGTCGTCAACACTTTTGGACTTGACAATATTGAATTTACCGTGTCGTAATCCAAAAAATTGTTATATTTAATAAAATTTATAAACTTATCCCTGTCACCAAATTGTGTTCGTATATCACCATTATTTAATGATGTAAATAATTGTTCTCCCGTATCGTTTTCAATTGTATTTATTATTTTTTGTCGCATATCTTCGATCGACATGTCAAATATGGCACACAATGCATTTAAAAATGGATATTCATCTTGTTTTGAACCATATTTAAAAAAATATCCGGTTTCTGATTTTAATAAATAATGTGATTTTTTTTTAATTGTCAAATTCAGCATTGAATTAAAATAAAAATCTAAATATAAAGGCAATGTGCCAAATCGTCCTTCCTGAATTTTATTTGTGTCTTGTAATATGTATAATTTTTCACCATTTATTTTGTCAAGTAATTTTTTATTTTCATTTTTTTCAGATTTTTTCTCTGCATTATTTTCAATTTTGTGTCCAAGACATTTCATGTGAAAATCCCTTTTTTCTTTATTTTTTGACGTTACTGGATCAATTTTGTAACAACATGGCATACAATAACCAAATGGATTTGCGCTTTTGGATAAAAATCCAACATACATATGTTCACCGTTTTCTTTTGGGTCGCACGTATAATGAATATCATTGCCAACATTTCCATCTTCATCAATATTTGGCATTTTTATTGTGCGCAACGTAATTTCTTCTTTCTTATTATTTTTACCTTTTATAGAAATTTTTCTTTCGTATTCACCTGTTTTTTTATTTAATACATATCCTTTTTTGTACATTTCATTTATGTTGGAACCCGTGTATTGTTGAGGCTGACGTCTTTTATCGTCACCACTTTTTTGACATGATCTTGAATATTGATTTTGACCTTTTTCCGGTTTAAAACCTATTCGTCGTTTATCGGCATTTGCCATATTTTTTATGTTCTTTTGTTCAGAATAATGATCCACTATTTGTTCAACTTTATTTCGCCTTCTTGCTATATTTGATAATTGTTTTAATTTTTCTTTTAATATTTGTCTTTCTGGTTTTTTTAACAAATATGTTTCCATATATAAAAATATCAATATATTCATAAAAGTTGTCATCCTATCAAATTGTTCTATATTTCGAGCGCCTGATATTCTTATTTTATATTTATCCCTTTGTTTTCCCTGAATGTCAATATTAATACCTGGAGGTTTATATCTTGGAATATTTTCTAATTTTTTTAATGTTTTTCGTGATTTTTTTAAGTTTGGATATTTTTTTTGCACTTTATGTATTTCTTCTAATGCTTTCTCGTCAGTTGTGTTAAATTGTTTGCTAATTTCATTTGCTAAATTTTTATCATTATATTCATAATTTTTTAAAAAATACATTATCCTTTGTTCTATTCTTGCAGGATTGTCATATTTTGATACACGTCTATATCTAAGATACGTTCCGAATTTACTTTTTTCATCTTCTTTTTGTATTTTAGCTTGTCTTTTTCGTGGCTCAATTACCAACGACACGTAAGGAAAAAAAAATCGAGAAAATTCAGATAAATCATTATGGTTAATAACAAATTTTTTAGGCAACTCAAATTTTTGTATAGTGTTTATGAACATAAATCTAAACTCGTCATCTTCAGGTATTATTATTTCTGCCCTATTTTTATTATCATTGATTTTTTGTATTAATGTCTTAACATAAGAATATGTTTTTTGTATGTCGTCAATTGTCGCACCATTATCTTCTTTCCATCTTGATTTATAATTGATTACGCCTGCGTCATTTAAAGTTATTGCATTAAAACGTTTAACACCATTATCATCTGTTTTTATTTTAAAACTAATGCCATATGGTGCATTTTCAAACCATTTCGATAATATATCCATATTTTCTTTATTATTTTTTATGGATTCATGTATAACATTTTCTTCAAATTTAAATATTATTTGTCCATCTGGTTTTTGAAATTGTACAAAAGGATATTTTTCTGTCGGAATAAATTCATTAAATATTCTGTATAAATTAAATGTATCGTCCTCATTTTTTAATTTTAAATTTACGTTAATTATTGATTGTGTTATGTAACTTTCTTTAAATAATGATGTATATGAATCATTTATTTTAACTGACTCAACCATGTTCGTTATTTCATTTTTTAATAACATATCATTATTTATTGTCTCATATATTGTCATATTTTTTAAGTGTTCTATTTTTTTATCACCATTTAAAAAATCTATAATATGTTGTATATCACCTTTTTTTATTTTTTTAAAATAAAGTTGCATGTATACGTCTGATATATTGTTTAAAGTTTCGCTATTTGGTGAATATTTTAAACCTAACTCATTGTATACATCTATCATATATATCTCATTATTTCTAAAATAGTTTTCATAGTCAAATAATATGTCATTCTCATCATTTTCCCATTTAATTTTATTTCCTCTTCGCATGTTGTCGCGCAATAATTTTAAATTTCCAGATAATTCTTCAAATGTTCTAAATTTTGATGATGGTTCAATATCTATATGTAATAATTCATTACGTTTTATCCATTTTTGACCAATCATTACTTTTTCAATATCGTCATCATATGTATATTCTGACCATAAATATTGTTTCGACGGTGTTATAAATGCATTCTTTCCAAATTTATTATTGTTTTTTAAACCGCAACATATTTTATCTTTTATTGTTTTAATTGTGTCATCCTTAAATATATATTGACCAACTACGTATGATTTTGTGAACACATTTTTTAAATTATCATCATACTCATCGTTATCTTTACTGTCATCAAATTCTGTCATTTTAAACTTTTTTTTATTTGATTCCATTTCATCTTCTAAAACTTTTTGTATCATCGTTGTTGTTTGTACTAATTTTTCATCAGGTTCAACATCAATTTCCTCATACATTTCCTCAATATCATTCATGTCCATTATGTCATCATTGGTCGATATCATATCAATATCACCGTCATCGTCAACATCATCACCATTGTCAACATCATTATCAACATCACCGTCACCATTATTATCGTCATCATTATCACTAATATCGCCACCATATTGATTATCCATTATATTATCGTCATGATCATTCTCATGACATTTGCAATCACAACCACCACCTTCCTGTACACTTTCGTTCATTTGTTTATCATTTTCAATTAATTCGTCAAATATATTATTATATGTTTTATTTACTGATTCTGTTATTATATCTTTTGTATTTTCTGATGTGTAGTTTTCATAATTTATTTCTTTATGTGCTGTACTACGATTTTTTTTACTTATTTTTTTAATGTTGACATCTTTTACCATTTTTGCATATGAATAATTTATTTTATTCCACGATAATTTTGATGAATTTATATGTTCTTCGTACCACTTATCACCATGTTTTTTTATTATTTCTTTTTTTTGCACAGGAGTTTCTTTAATTAAATTTATTGATAAATTTATATGTTGTGTCACGTAAAATTTTGTGTACCAATATTCGCCATATTTTTTTTTAATATTTGTATATTCTGATTGAGATAACGTTGTTAGTGCTTCGTATAAATTAATATCCTTTATTTTGTTTAAAATTTTCATTGTTACATTGTCGATCAGACCAATAAAAATATTTACGTTATATTGTGTTCTTCTATTATTATTTTTATATTTGTGTATAATTTTCAACGGATCATCCATGATCTTGTATATTATAATCTTAATATAATAATAATTGTTAATTACATTTTGATGTGTTTAAGAAATAACTATTTTTTCATCCACACTAAAATTAAATATTATAAAAAATATTTATAAAACACCATGTTCACATCCAAACAAACGTCATCAGATAATCAAAAAATAAATGATATTGCTAATTATCTAAATAATTTATTCAGACGCAATAATTTCGAATCAATAATTAAATTATATGGATGCCCATCTTGTAAAAATAATTGTCACTCTGAGTGTGATTTTAATACTAAATTATTTTATAAAAATCATAATATTGCCCTTAATAAATTATCTTCAACATTAATTACAATGGGATATCCAATGGAATTAACAGAACATAATTCATCAATATGTGACATAGTTACATATTTACATAATGTAAGACATAATATATATAAAAATATATGTTCTAACACGTTAATCACTGTCGGTTTTAATAATAACACACATCATAATCACGATTTTACGAATATTTGCGATCATGGACAATGTCATGATGAAATACACGAACATAAACATTGTCATGATTATGATCACACACATAGTCACCATGAACATGACTATACACATATACATAACCATGATCGTGACCATAAACACAGTCACAAACATGATCATAAACATGATCATTACCATAAACACTGTCATAAACATGAACATTACCATAAACACTGTCATAAACATGATCATGATCATGACCATAAACATAATCATAAACACTGTCATAAGCACGAACACGGACATTGCCATGACCATAAGCATGAACACAGACATTGCCAGGACCATAAGCACGAACACGAACACAGACATTGCCATGACCATAAGCATGAACACGGACATTGCCATGACCATAAGCATGAACACGGACATGGATACAAACATATCCATTGTTGCGAATATGGATACAAACAATGCCATTGTCACGGACATTGCCATGGACATGACCATAAGCATGAACACGGACATGGCTACAAACATTTCCATTGTTACGAATATGGATACAAACAATGCCATTGTCACGGACATGGACATAATCATGGTCATAATGGTTGTCACGATAATTTTAATATTTTTTCAAAATGTTAATCAAATTATTGATTCATTTAATGTCAAACCACAATATTCCGTTGGATTTGCGTAAAATTTTATTTTTATATATATTTTTTGTTCTATGGCGACTGTTGTAAAAAAAGCAAAAATTTGTTTAAATAAAGGTGTATGTCCATGTTCTGGACAAGCTACGTGTGCCATTTCGTGAAGAACAACGTACATAATCAAATTTAAGCTGTGCATTTGATTTTTACTGTGCAAATCTCTTGAACGTATGCAAAATACTAATTGTTGACCTTTATTTACAGAATAGCTTGTATATTTTGCATCGTTACCACTTTCGATAATAATTGAGTTGTATATTCTTGAATTGAGTTGTTCAATATATTTTTTATTGTCTTTATATTCATCTCTATTTTTATAAAGATATTCTGTCAGCGCAAACATTTGTTCTCTTATGCGTGCTAACATATTTGCAGCTTGTTGTTTATCATGAACGTCACGTACTAAATATTTTTTATCATCTATATCAGAAGTGACATATACCATGTTTTCATTAAATTCATTATAAATATAAATAATGCATATTAATATCATTAATATAATTGCAATAATCATTTGTTTTAAATTATTTAGATATAAAAAAAAATAAAATGATGTATTTATATAATATAAATTAATAAAATAACCTCATTTTATTTTCTTGAATACTAATATATCAAATAATGGGAGTAGCTCAATCTCAATCGCAACCATCAAAAAATATTGTGCACAAAAAAAAATATGACTTGGCTCAAGAAGAGGCAAATATTATGAAAAATATCGATACATTAATGAAAAGAAGGGATACGCTTACATCGTCCACAACTGGAACCATTAATTTTACAGATGTGCCTGCAATTAATCTCACGAACGAAATTCCAATCCATGCAGGAGGCGCTAAATTTGTATCAAAACAAAAGAGATATACTAAATATAACGTTAATATTGTCGATCAGCACGGAGGTTTAAACACAGAATTTGCAAATTCAACAGAAATGCCTACAGTTGATGAACAATCACAACCATCAGAACCACAACCACCACAACCACCACAACCACAACCACCACAACCACCACAACAACCAATATCCGAAAATTCTGAATTATCATTTTCCGCATTAAAACAACATCTTGAAAATGAAATTGATATAGTTGCACAAATGGGTGGAGGTTACGGGTCTGGAACAAATAATAACACCGCCCAATTTGGCGGAGAACCACATGATGAATCACCTGAGGCATCACCTGAGGCATCATCTAATGCATCATCTGAGGCATCACCTAAGGCATCATCTAATGCATCACCTGAGGCATCACCTGAGGCATCATCTAATGCATCATCTGAGGCATCACCTAAGGCATCATCTAATGCATCACCTGAGGCATCACCTGAGGCATCATCTAATGTATCACCAAAGAATAATGAATATAGTTTAACCGCAACATCTGTATCGTCTATTAATTTAGTGCCATTTTATAGTACTCCTGAATCTTCTTTTAATAATAATGTCTCTCATCGCAAAAGATTCTATTAAACTCATTTTTATTTTATCACAATAAATAATATATATTTATTATTGAATAATAAATTAATTAAAACATTGACATTAAACTTTCGTCATCAGAAATGTCATCAATTTTTTTAGATTTTTTTTTAGATTTTTTTTTAGGCTTATTTATGACTTGAACATCATCGTCGTCAGTGTCATTATCCAATATATTATTACAATCGTCATCATTATTATTATCATTCATATAATGATGAATTGGCTTTATTTTATTTCTTCTGTTTTGTTCTCTCACGATGTAATTATTAAAAATTTGTTCCGGATTGTCGACGATTAAATCTAAAAATTGAACAACAGGTTTCATAATTTGATTTGTTATGTAAAATAGATAATCAAGTTTCAAATTATTTTCGTTTATAAAATTTGGATGTTCTGCACGTTCACCTTGCAATTCAGGTTCATTATCTAATTCAATGTATGCATATGGTATTCTATCATTCGGCATCGGTTTATTTCCTGGGTCACGTGCACACATTCTATCTGCTAATACCGCATGCACAATTCTTGTCCTGTCAGCATATGTTTCTCTCAATGTTTTTGTGACGATAAACTTATCTATTGGATATTCTCCTGATAATATTTTTTTTAACATTTTTTTGACAAATTCAACGGCACCAGTTGGACTTTGTTTATTTAACATTTGATCTATAACTCCTCCACACACAAGTTTAACAATTAATGCATTATCACGCCGTTTTAATACGATACCCATACTTTTTTGTGCAAAGACATTTGGATCTTCTTCATATAAATTTCCAACGTAACGTTTTTTTGTTAATATCGCAAACGGCCACAATGTTTTTTCATATGCAAGCGCTTGTGGACTCATTAAAAGTAAACATGCGCAATGACTTGCCCATACACCAATAATAATTGCTTTTTTTAATGCTTCTTCATTTTTTAATTTTTCACCAGTGTTATTGTCAACTATATGACAATTAAAAAATACAGAATCAGTGTCACCATAAATAATTTCAGGAGAAACTGAATATCCTTTGAGGGTTTCATTTATGGTGTCATAAAATTCATCATAATATTGTTGTCGTCCACCAAATTTAGAAAATGTTTCATCAGGTATGGGTACATTTTCAACTGAATGTATATGTATTGTGCCGTGTTCTTTTGTTTTTATTTTGGTTGGATAATATTGATACATTTTATCAATTGTTTCCATAAAAGTTTGTTTATTTTTTTTGCCAGATAAAGCTATTTTAATTAATTTATTATATGGTACTTCAACTGTATGTTTAGCAAATTGTAACATTTCGCGCCCTGTTGCTGTTGTCGACGCAGCAATAGCCCTCATATGTATAGGTGATACAGAACTACCTGTTTGTCCATATAGTGAATTGGCAGTTACTTTATATGCAAGTTGCATACAGTCATATATTTTTTTAATAAATGGGTCCTTTTCATTTTCAGCCATTTTTTTGTATTTTTTTCTGGTCGATAAAAGCTCGCGCAAAATTTCAGGAATAATTCCTTTTGTGCCATCTTTATTTTCTGCAAATCGTGCCGTCTCATATTTAAATAATTTAAATTCCTTTTTAGTTATTGCAATTTCTGCCACCATAAAATTATTTTCACTGCCACTAAAAATTTGCGTTATTTTATTTAATTCATCGTCAATCATTTTATTAAAACTAACGTGAATGCATCCAATTTTCACATAATTATCAATTATGTCTACTTTACGTTTGATACTTTCATGCATTTTTATTTTGTCTATTATTTTTGATGATAAATATGTAATATCATGATAATTATAACTGGGCAAATTATCATAATATTCATCAATAAGACATGTTTCATGTGACGTGTTTCTAAATATCATAGAACTTGGATATAAACTTGAATAATCTAATACAGGTACAGGATCAAAATAAACTCCTTTTTTTGGTGTAAAAACGGTTGCCCCTTCATAACCTTCATCGTCATCATTTTCTTCATCATTATAATCTTCGTCACCATCTCCTCCGTTAGCTTTTTTTTCAAGTATAGCGAAAAAATTTGCAAATGCTTGTTCTTGTTTTTCTTTTTCTTCTCTCTTTTTTTCTTCTTCCGTTTTATTGATATTCATTTTTTTTCTTTTTAATGTAGGTATCAGATGATTCACCGATCTACATTTTCGTAGAACTAAACTAAAAATTTTAATTCCTTGACCTCTAAAAAATAAATACGATAATGGTACATGACATACTTTTGCCATACTTATATTACTCGTCAGAACTTGCAATTTTGCCATTAATTTATTGCACAATGCACAATCCATAATACAATATTTTGCAACCAATGATCTGTGATATTTTGATTTATTGTGATATATTGTAATGTTTTTAGGCGGCATGTCATCTTTGGCTTGACACCAAAATACTTTATATTTAAGATTAAAAATTTCAGTATCTATAATTCCATCAACCATTATTGATTTATTTTCATCGATATCTAATATTTTAAATTTCATGCCATTCATATGTTTATCATCCACAGCACCGTCATTATATGTTATGGTTACGTAGTCGTTTATTTTAATACCATATGTACTTTTTGTTATAATTGTTGACGTATCGTCATGATTATTTATGCTTGATATTTTTTCTTTTATAAAATTTGCGGTAACATTATCAAGCGTGTACGAATTTAATTTATAATCACGTTGTGCCACTTTCATCATATCTATTATAACTCGCCCCGTCATGTCATAATATTTATATATATTTTCTCCTAATGCTGACGATGCTAATTTTTTTGTTAAAAATTGTGATTCCTCACCATTAATTCGCGATAATTCACTGAACTTTTTTTCTATTCCTAATTTGACTGCTCTATCTTTCATGTAAACAAAATCAAATCCAACAATATTATATCCAGTTATTATATCGGGGTCTTCTTCACGAAGCATATCCTTCCATGCCAATAATACTTCTGCCTCCGTATCGAAACTTTTAACTTCAACACCAGATAAAACTTTTTTATCATGACCTTTCAACATAAACATATAATTTTTATAACATTCTGATTCACCGTATCGTGACATAGTTGAACCAATTTGTATTATGACGTTATCATCACGTTCAGCCTGTGGAAACGTTCCGTCAGGACTAATTACTTCAATGTCAACAGATAATATTTTTATTTTTCCAATTGTATCGTTGTCGACTTTAACCAAACTAGTCCAATCTGTTGATACATTTATATCACAACATGTTATATTTTCACTTGATGTATCCACATATTTATCTGGTTCAATTTGTATGAATCCAACAGGATTAACATCACGGATATGCATACATCTTAACATAGGATCAACTGACGATTCATATGTCTCAAATTTTATTGGTTTATTTGATATGGACCTTATTAATATTTTTTTATAGAACACATTTACAAATGATCTCATAGAATCATGGTCGTTAAACACTAATTGTATGAATTTAAATTTTGCATAATTTGTGAAATAATAAAAATCACATTTTTCTACTAAACTAAATCGTCTTAAACCATTCGCATTTGTTTGCGGATATACTTTATTTTTTACTTCATCAACTAATAATTTAGTATAATGTTGCCTCCATGTATTCGGAACTTTGATGTAAAAATATGGCGTATAATTTTTTACATGGACGTATATTGTCTTGTCGTCAATTGTCCTTCCAAATATTCTTATGTTATAATTTTTATTATTATCGTCATCTTCTTCATGAAATGGTGTCCAGTCAAGTGCTTGAAAAATAATGTTACTCATCTATTTGTTATATGTAAATATAAATATATGTTTATCTACATGTTTATATATAAAAATCAATTTTTTATGGTCTATACATGTTTTTATTTTATATAACATTATAAACAATGCATAGATTTAAATTAACAAAACCATTATCAAGTAATAAAATTTACTTGACGACATCTTTAAAACATGGTGCAAATAAATGTCTCAATGAACTTAATCGCAAAAATAATTGTTGTGATGAATTTACCATGGTTAATGTTGACACATTGGTGTCATACAAATTTGTCATCAATAAAAATATTGCGCGCGCCAATAAAAATACAGTAAACAATGATAATGTTATTATTGACGAACTTCGAGGACGTGTGAAATATCTTGAATCACATATATCAACATTGTGTAATAACGATCTAGATAAAATAATTTCACCTGACATAAAAAATAATGAATAATATTTAAAGCCTATCTCGGTATGCATATATATGTACAGTACGGATAAACGTCGACAGTTAATGATATGTAATTTTTTTCCGGAGCTTCAAAATAAAATGTTGTCATCATGTTTAAAATTTGACGATAAATTAATGTGCAATGTATCATCCTATGCCGTCACGAATAATATAATATCCATCATAAATTATCACGCTGCAAAACACAACATAAAACCAAAAAATATAAATATAATTGACGCTATAAGTGGCGTGGGTTGCAATTCTATTATTTTTGGCATGAATTTTAATAAAGTACATTCATTTGAACCTAATATTTTAAGATATAATTATCTTAATAATAATATATCATTGTATAAATTGCAAAATATATGTGCATATAATGGAAATTGTACGGATATTATTTCTCTTATGGTTAACTACAATGTTGTTTATATAGACCCTATGTGCACAGCAAATGATGACATATATATTAATAAAAATAATGACGCTGTCACAATAAAAATAAATAATATTAAAATAGAAAATATATGCAAAAATATTTTTTCTTTATCTGATCACAATTTATTATTTATAGCTTTAAAATTGCCCATAAACTACAATGTCAAATATTTGTACGATAAATTATCAAAATATAATTATGAATTTAAATTGCATGACGTCATAAAATCATATATTGTGGTTATTACTCGCAAAATAAATTAATTGTTTTTCACTATTTTTTGAAAAAAAAATATTTAAATTGCATGACATCACGAAATCATATATTATAATTATAACTCGTAAAATAAATTAATTATTTTTTATTATTTTTTGGTAAAATAATAAATATGCATTATCCGTTATCATTTCACCTTCTATTTCAGATTCTGGAATATGTGCAACCGATGAATCATCAAATATATACCATTTATTATTTATCGAATTTTTGGTATATGCGCGATAATGTCCACTATTTAATGTTCCCATATGTTGTACAATTCCCGTTAATTCATAATCATTACCGCGTGATGAATTATGTTCATTTAATATATCGTCAAATGACAATTTGTTAATGGGAAATGTTACTTTAAATTTTGATTTGGTTAATCGCATACCGTCTTGTTTAAATCTTTTCAGTTGAATAATGACAATTGGTGATACGTTCCATATTGACATTGATTTAACTGCATTCGTTTTGCAGTCACATTTTTCACAATGAAATTGATTGTCATTTTCTGTATTTAAATTTTCGTCAGACACAAAATGTTTTAAACAATTTTCCAATGTTGATTCTCCATCTTGTGGTATCTCGACGGGAATCATATTATACAATTCAAATGATGGATTTTTTGTTCCACATTGTTTGCATGTCACTGTTGAACAAAATAATCCATTTAATAATTCAGTCACTAGTGAATAATTTAATTTTATGTGTTTTGCCCAATATTTTATTGCTCCATAATTTATAAATTCCCAATAATTGTCCATCGTATATTTATCTAATTCTGCTCGTTGTATAATTTGTTCTTCTGGATTTTTATTTTTATTGATAGCCTTGAGTAAATTATTATGTATGCCCATAAATGTTTTAATTTTTGGATCCACATGTTGACCATCAATTTCTGCAGACGTTTTACATTCTTCATGTATTGAATCTAGAATAAAATTTAATGTCTCTTGACTATCATTTTGTGAAAATCCTCGATATATTTCATTTTTAATACCTAATGTGTATTTAAATGTTTTAGGAACAACAATGTTATTTCCATTCCACATAGTTTTTAATAATTTTTGTAATTGTCCCGTAACACTACATACACATTTAGTGTTTCTTTCGTGGCCCGATATAGTAACTTCTGCATCATCTTCTAATTTTTGTTTTTTTCGTTTATCATCCGCTAAATTTTGAGTTACGTTTGAAAATAAATGTGAGTAAAATTCGCGTTCATATATATTTTCATTGATCATACATGCCGTAAAATATTTCATAGAAGATATACATTGTATTACTGCATTCATATAACAAGTATTTCCTATGTTTTGCAATCCAGATAATCCAAGTACAGTTACGTTTTTCCTTTTTAATTCTCTTTCTTCTAACGTATCTTCTTTTTCTTCAACTTTCGATTCAATTTGAGTCAAGTATGGTAAATTTATTGTTGGTGTAGTTCGTTGTACTGAATCATTTTCAGCACTGTCATTTGGTGATGCATCGTTTGGAACAGTAATTCGTACATTATCATCAATAATTTTTTGGTCAACGTTTGACACATTTTTATATGATTGTTTTTCCATATTAGTAAAATATATGTGTTTTATTAGTTTATTAGTTTATTAGTCAATAATATCTTCATCAATTAATTATTCATTATTTTTCAATTTTTTTGTGATTATATATTAATGAATTTAAACATAATTGATAATTTTAGATTATTAGTTGAACAAATTGAATATGATATCGATAATGCGACCGATATTTCCATAAAAATTAAAAATAAATTTAGATTAAAACATGCAAAAAATGTTTTGTCTGTCATTCAAAAATATCCCACAAAAATTAAAAACGGAAAAGAATTAGAAAACATTTCAGGAATTGGAAAGGGTACTGTTGATAGAATAGATGAAATATTGAAGAATGGAAAGCTTGGAGAAATTAGAACACATGCAAGCGATAAATATTTAGCATATATTGGCGAACTAGAAAAAGTATATGGAATAGGTCGTGAAAAAGCAATATCTTTAATAGATGATTATAAAATAACAACCGTCGATAAATTAAAAAATGCAATTAAAAAAAATAAATTAACTGTATCAAATAGCATCAACATGGGATTAAAATATTATGGTGTTTATGAAGATAAAATACCTCGCTCTGAAATTGATAAATATAATGTCGAAATACACAAACATGTTAGCGGTAATACGAAAGCTATAATTTGTGGTTCATACAGGAGACAAAAAACAACGTCAAATGATATCGATATTTTATTAGTCAACCCTTCCGTTCAAATAAAAGATAAAATTAAAAAATCAAAAATTTTAAATAAATTTATTCAAAATCTCGTGAAACATAAAATAATAATTGATGGACTCACTGGAATTGATGTTGACACAAAATTCATGGGTTTTTGTCAACTGCACGAATTTCCAGTTAGACGCATTGACATTCGTTTTGTACCATATGAATCATATTATTCAGCACTTTTATATTTTACGGGTTCTGGTTCATTTAATAAAAAAATGCGAACCGTTGCAATTAATGCAGGATATTTATTAAACGAATATGGATTATTTAATAAAAAAACAAATAAACAAATTAAAATAAAATCAGAAAAAGATATATTTGATATTCTTAAGATGGAATATTTAGAACCACAATTTAGAACTTAATTAATTTATTTTTAAATTCACTAATAATATTATCTGCAATTGACATTTGCAATAATATTATATTTTGTCAATATAAAAAATATATTTTATTGTTATCACTTTCTGCAATTTTTGTATTTCCAATAAGTAGATGATTTTTTACTGCCGAGCACACTTGCAATTTTTGATAATTGTTCTTCGGTTGCTTTTGTGATTCATTGCATATGGTATACTTTACCATTGGTCTCAAATTCCATTGCTTTACATTCGGCTCCTACTATATGAATTTGACTTATTTTTTCACCTTCTGCTGCTCTAATATTTGCCCGAGTATTTAATTCATTTTATGCTGTTACGTCCTGCTTCCATTTGTTTTTCTAGTTGGTACTGTATTTGTAAACTAGATGGATTAAATTGTTGTAATTCAAATCGAGTACATACGATACCCAACTATTCATATCATTTCCAATATTTTCTCTTAATCGTTTATTAATTGTATTTCTATCAAATGTTATGCAATCGTAATTAAATTATCCAATTAAACTTATGACAGTTTATGTTCCAATTGCGATTGAACCACTTACATAATCATCTACATCATAACACGCTTTTTTCTAGCTCATTTACTTTAACATATAATGTTCCATCAATTGTAACGGGTACATTATCTTGTGCGTAACAAGATATTTCATTTATATCTAACTTAATTTCGCACAACGGAATTACGCGTGTAAAATGAAAAAATGGTAGATCAATATTAAATCTAGGTGATAATTTTGTTCTATTATCTCCTAAATACTCTCTAAATTCAACATTATTTTGCTGAATAATTGTAAATAAATTTCTTTTATTTGCCATAATTGCATTTCGTTTTATGCTCATAAATTTGTTCATGATGTGTATTAGTTTTTAGTAAGTTGATTAATAAGCTGTATAATTTTTACGTCGTCTGTTGAGATAAAATAATTATTATAATATGAAATAATAATGGAACAAACATTTTTAACACATCGTTATTCAAAAGGTCACGTAAAAATTGACAACGATATTTTATTTTATGATTGTGTCGATAATATTTGTAAAATGAAAATGTGCGTCGAATATAATGATAAAAATAATAAAACCAAAATTATAAATTGTGAATATGAATATGAATGTTCCAAATACGCATTATTTACACCCTTGAAGTTTTAAAATGGGACAAAAATCCCATTAAAAATCAACAAGGTTTACCCGTTTCAGAGCGTGTAAATTTTGGTTTTGACACATCGTCTAATGTGCCTGATAAATTACTTCTACATAGATAACTTGGTCTTTCTATTTTATGAATAGAATTATAAGCTATTTTGTAGATGTTTGTTGCTCCATTGCAATCTCTATTCCACACATTTGAACACTTCTTACAAGCGATCAACCCATGGACTAATCTAAGATTGTCTTGGAATGGTTTCGGATTCTCACGTATCATAAATTTCTCACAATTTCCACCATCACATTTTGAACATTTACAACTTGTTCTAAATTCGTCTATTAAGTAAGTATCATATCCATTTTTACGAAATAAAGTTCGCATTCCTTTCCCTTTTATTGGTTCTTTGAATTTCATATGTTTCCGCTGTTCGTAATCTCCAAAACATATAATTGTGTCTTTCTCATCTCCAAATTTCTTTTTGAATTGATTTATTAATTTCTGTTCACTTTTTAATCTATTCCAATATCCATTTAGTTTTAATTTTCTAAATAGATGTTTTTCATAAAATTCAAATAATTTATAATTCATTTCATTTTTCTTTTTACAGTATTCTTTGAATTTTTCAATATCTAATGTTTTACGATTGTATTTACATAATTCTGTTTCATATTCTATTATAGTTTTTTCATCTATTTTCTCTTGTTTTTTTTCTAATAAAATTTTTCCATATTTTTTACTTTTTGTTTCTTTTCTTCTTCTATCTTGACTATATCTATATTCATTCGCATCTTTATTACAATTATCAACACAAAATAATAAATCGCACTTTCCTGGATCAATCCCCACTATTTTTTTATCTTGTATTTTAGAATAATCCTTTACTTCATCTATATATTGTTCTCCATTTGATATTTTATTAGTTTGTATTCTTTTACCTACCTTATCTTTTCTTAATAATAAAATAGAACAACTTACTCCATCTGTTTCAATCATATGATGAAATGAATACCATTTTTTAGTAAAACATTGTTTATCTGTTCTGAAAAAAAATTTCCATATGTCATCTTCAAATCTTTTTAAGTTTCCTTTGAATAAATAGTCACTTTTTTTTCCTTGATGTTTCGTCATTAAAAGATGTACGAGTGTTGTTGTATCTAAACGAATATGTTTAGAAACTATATCATTTCTCAGAGGAAATGGGTTTGTTGTTGTATAACCTCTTTTTTCAACTTGTTTCATCATAAAAATCATACATGGAAAATATTCTTGTGGATTACATTGTAAATCATAATATAAATTATCCTTTCTAAATTTATCTTTTATTGGAATAATTAATTTTTTTTGTTCCTTTATCCATTTGTGATAATATGAATTTGATTTATAATCAGTATCGTCTATATTTAATATATCGTTTTTTATTTTTCTTAACTGACAATTTAATTTATTAATGGTTGTTTCTCTATCTTTTTTTGTTTTTTTTAGTTTTCTTATTTGTTTGATCATAAATTTTTGTTCCCAAATAACATTTATATATCTTTCAACATATTCTATATAATGTTGTTTAATATTGTTTTCATACATAGTTAAAATATCAATAGTAAGATAATCTAAAATTGTATTCATATAAGTATAATCTAATTCTTCGTCTTGACATAATTGTTTATAATGACTATTGTAAAATTTGGATAATTTATCTTTTAATTCTTTAATTTCTTTTTTAACTGGTCTTCCAGTAGATTTTTCTTTACATATAATTTTCATACAACAATTTATAAATTCTTTATCTATTTTTGGTAAATTATTATTTATTTCATAATAATCTAATAAATATAATTTCATAAATTGAAGCGTATGAATAACTATTTTATGTGCTTTAATTGCAGTTTGGTTAATTTTTGGTTGATTAATATCATAATGTTTGAGAACATGTTTTAATGATACTTTCACACATTTGAAATAATCATCGGGTGGTTTTTCTTTGATATACATTTATATATATAATACTATAGTTTTTTTATTTTAAGTATTTTCACGCATTAACAATCAAAAAGTAATTAAAGAATAATGAATGTAATATATATAAATAGAATATGAATAATATGTCTCCATTAAATCATTTTTTACCAGAAGAAATAAGTAACAAAATTGAAGATATGGCTTGTAAAAAAATAGTGAATGGTACTAAAAAGTCTAATGAATTAATAATAATATTTAAACTGAATGAAACAGCTACCAATGTACATGATAAACTTATGCAATGGTTATTTAGATGTTTGGATACAATTTCTGATAAAGTATTTGATGATCATCAATACAACTGGCATATTATATCCCAAATTAAAGATAATGACTATGAAGAAGAGGAAGATGATGATAATGACCTTGATGATAAAGGAAATTGCACAAAACTGACAAATACGATTATGGTTGCTATTCATATTCCAGATGATTCTTGGATGTCATTTAATAATGACGGATTAACTATACCATACAATTACAGTCCAGATATGACCTTATCACCTGAAGAGATTATGGGTTGTCTCATTCAAGAACCTGTTTTTATCAAGAAGATAGGAGTAAGTGCTGTTTCTTCTGAAGTTATGATGGAGTGGTGGAAAGAAATGATAAACACAGAACCAAACAATTGTGATGTTGCTGGTAAAGGATATATGGTTCATCCTATGTGGAACAAATATGTTGCTCTTTCAGAAGACCAACATATTGAATGGGGAGATTGGAGTAGTGTAAGAGAACAATCATTTAATTTTGGATGGAAAGGATATATGGTTAAGGAGTAAATTATTTTAATTTATCCTGAAATTCATATAAAATTGTTCTAATTACTACCCCATCATCCTGATATATTCTATGATCTTTACTAGAAATAGTATATCTTTCTTTTACTAATTGTTTTATAATTGATAGCCAAGGGCGTTTAATTTTTTCTGGTTCTCCGACTGCTTTAATATTGTTAAATGAATAATATTTTCTAATTTTTGGTATTAGATTTATTATTTTTTCTTGTTTTTCAAGATCATTCTCTAATTCATATAATGTTATTTTATTTTCTTTTAATGAAAGTATTTCTAGTATTTCATCTACTATTTCTGCTTGTTCTTTTTCATAAAGTTCTTTTTTATAGCGCATTATACTTAAAAATAAATATATGTTTAATTTTAAGTATATTAATCTTTATAGATTTTTGGTTTTCGTTTTTTTGTAGATTCTTTAGATGGTAAAATTAATTTGTCTTTTTTGTAAGCATATAAAAAGTATTTTTTATAATTATCTTCTTTAATTTTTGTGAATGCTTTCCTTACTTCTACTTTTATTTCATCAAATTTTAATACTTTCTTATTCAATTTCAAATAATATTTTAATTGATTAAATACCATTTCTATCGGATTGGTTTTGGGAGTATATGGAACAGAAAATAAATAATTATTACCACTATTAATTATTGCATCTTGTACATAATTGTTTTTATGGCTTCCAGCATTATCTAAAACAATAAGATGATTTTTATATTTATTGAATATAAATTTTTCCATAAATTCTACTAATCTTTCCTTATTCATTCCTCCTTTTTCATATAATATCCAACCTATACATTTAGAATTAGAAATAGCAACTAATAAAGTAAATTTACGATAAAAGAAACTATCGTCTGTTTTTATTATACATCTTTGTCCAATTTGACATCTAGAATATTCAGCAATCATAGCAGGACTAATAGAAGTTTCATCTAAACTAATAATTTTGTTGAGCTTATACTTGTTAATTTTTTTATAAAATTTATCTAATTCTTTATTTTTATCAATAGGATTATTATATCTAGTTTTTGGGAAATGTTCATGTCTAGTTCTCTTTCTTGTTTTATTATTGTCTCGTAAAACTTTACCTAACCATTGCGGTGTAATATCAAAATCTTTATATTTCTTTTTGATTAATTTAACTAATTCAGTCATTGTAATTTGTTGATTATTTTTTAATAATGTTAAAGCATATTTAACATGTTCATTAGTAATTTTATAAGAAACTGGTTTTCTACTATGACGTTTTATAGATTTTTCTTTTTCATAGCGTTCAACCCATCTTGATAATGATTGTTTTTTACAATCAAATATTTCACATACTTTTTCTAAACTAATACTATTTTTTAGATAATATTTAACAGCACTCATTTTATAATCTTCTGTTTTATGTTTATTCATATTACAATATATTTAGAAAATTGTCCCATTTTAAAACTTCAAGGGTGTAAAATAATGCAAAAATATGAAACAAATAATAAAATATCAAAATAACGGTCAAATTATAAATATCATTAATATTATATGTGAATGAATG